ACATCTGCTGAGATGAATGACATCATCGAGGATACAGTAGGACACATCTGGGAGGCAGATGATGAAGATGATCTCATTGAAGAGATCACTTCGTGGACAGGTTGGTGCATCAAATCTATCGACTATCGTCACATTCTGAACTGAACATCATGATCCGTCAACAACTCCAAGAAGAATACATCAACCAAGTTCTTGAGGACATGGACATCAAAGATGCACTCGCTTTGTTATTCGATTTCATGAGTGTTGACCTTGATAAGTATAGCGACGAGGACCTGATTGCAGAGGTTGGACAATTCTATCCCGAACTGCTGGAGGATGTGACGCCTGACTAAGTGGCACAAGGGGGGTTGAAATGCCCCCCATCCCCTGCCATACTGAACACAGATCACAGGACACCCCCCCATGCGTAAGATCGAACAGCAGATGAACGACGCCATCTGTGCTTCCCGTGACTGGAAGTGTGACAACACTGAAGTCATCAACATCGGTGACGTTTCCTTTGTTTATCTTCACGGCAACCACATTGCCAGCGTGGGTAATGACTGGGTGGAAATCTTCGACGGTGGGTATCAAACTGCCACCACGAAGTCCCGCCTGAATGCTATTCTCAAAAATCACGCAATCAACGGCGAATGTGTATTCCAACGGAACTTCAAATGGTTCGTCCATAAGTTCATCGGACAGGCGGGATCTTCCCCTGTGTTCAATGAGTATGAGTTCAACGGAAGTTTCATGTTCGCATAAACAATAGGGGGCAACTTCGCCCCCTTTTTTATACCGCGAAGCGGCCGAAAAGTCGGCTGCCCCAGTGGCGACCGTTTTCGTCATCAGGGCTACCCCGCCCCTCCTTCGCTTGTGACCTTAGTATAAGATCTCAGGGGAGCGAAGCAGCCGACCTTGTGCCAGTTCGTGGACTGTCCACCAAACCCCCACAGCACCCCCAGGCACCCTATACTACCTACATGAAGAACACCCACCTCGAACACGCCGAAGACACCATCCTGACGGGTGACCTCTCCGTGCTGGACTGGTTCACTGCTCGTGGACATTTGAGCGTGAAGATTGACGGTGCCCCTGCTATTGTGTGGGGGATTGATCCTGCTACTGATACGTTCTTTGTTGGCACCAAAGCAGTATTCAACAAAAAGAAGATTCGCATTGCCCACAACCATGAAGAGATCGATCAATTCTATGCTGGCGAAGTTGCAGAGATTCTGCACGCTTGTTATGATTGCCTTCCTTATACAGACTCCATTCTGCAGGGAGATTTTATCGGGTTTGGTGGATTTGATGAATACAACTCCAACCTTCTCACTTACAAGTTCCCAGAGGTAATTGACCAGAAGATTATCATTGCTCCTCACACTCGTTATGAGGCAAATGCTGATCTTCGTGACAGTTGGGCAATTCCTCTCACGGTGAATCTGCAGAGCACCGATGACTGCCTGTTTGTGAAACCTGATGCATACATTGTGCACGGTCAAACGTCGTTCGCTGATGTAAAGGAAGTTTGCGACTTTGCCCGTCAGATGTCTACAATGTGTGAGTTTGCAACTGATAAGGAAGCAGCAAAGATCAAGCAACAGATCAATGCCTGCATTCGTGTCGGCATTGATGTTTCGGAGGGTTTCATTGATTGTGATCCTAACCTGCTGCGTCTGTGGGCATTGGTGAAGTCTATCAAAGACGACTGCCTCTTCCTGTGCCGCAACAATGGTCCTGCAGCATACCTCTACGGGAATCGGATTGATGCCGAAGGTTATGTTCTCTCCAATGAGTTTGGTATGTTCAAACTGGTCAATCGTGAGGTGTTCAGTAACGCTAACTTCAACCACGGAAAGTTTCAACATGCTTAAGGTTGCCGTTGCCCTGGTGCTGTTGTATCTGCTTTGGGAACCGATCAGACCCATCCGCACTGTGACAGCAGAGGCACTGTACACTGCAGGTGACCTGATCGCCCGCTGATCCTGTAGGATAACCACAGATCAAACGAACCGACATGACTCACACCATCGCCGTTCAACCTACCGCATGGGGCACCTTTGACGAGCATGGTTGCGAGTGGGCGACTGACATGCGCCACGCCTACCGCATCGCCCAACAGTGGGGAGAGCCCTGCATGGTGTGGATGTGCCCTGTTCACGGTGCCCCCATGAAATGGTGTCGCGCAACCGAAATCACCGACGCAATTGCCGATCTGGTGTTCGGTGCCTGAACTGTCCACCATCGCCCCCTAGGGGCACTCCTGACCCCCTATACTGATCTCAGTTCAGACAACCACCCATGAACGCTCTCACCTCCATGATCCCCGAAACCGAAACCTTCAACGGTTGGGCAAATTGGGCAACCTGGAATGTCGCCCTGTGGTTGGGCAACGATAAGAACCTCTACAAGGTCGCCCGCCAGTACGACTCTTATGATGCTCTCATTCCCCGCCTGGAATCTCAGTTCGGACCCATGACCCCTGACGGCGCTCGCTGGATGGACCCTACCATCGACACCGACGCCCTGGATGAGATGCTGACCGATTTCTAAACCGTCCACTTCAGGGGGACCTGCTCCCCCTTCCACCCTTATACTGATCTCAGTTCACACGACACCGATGCGCTTCGAAGTTCGTTACCAGACTCCCTACAACCACTGTGAGTGGCGCTCGCAATGGTTCACCTCCAAAGAGGAGGCAGACCGCATGGTAGACTTCTATCGCTCCTGCGGTTCCCCCTCTCACATCGCCCCCTCCTCCCTCGCTCAGTTGGAACGCTGAGCACCTGACCCCAAACTCCAAACCAAACCAACATCCTACCATGACCCGCGACCTCGCTACCTCTCTGCTGAACCGTGCCGCCGATGGTGCTCAACTCCTTGAGATCCTGGAGAGCATTGCCGCCGATACCGAACAGGGAACCGCTACCGACTTCGATGGCACCCCGATCGTGTGGTGATCTGCTACAATACTCTCATCCGCAACGGACCCGATGATCCTCTCCATGTCCTCCGACCTCCGTACCCGCCAGATCGTATGGACTGCCCGTGGCAACGACGACTCCCCTATGGGTTCGCGCCTGCAACCTCAGTTGGGCATCTCTGCCTTTGCCATCGCGGGGCAGTTCGCTGAGGTGTGGAAGGATGAGGCAATCGCCGCTCTCCCCCATATGGGTTGACCCCCTCCCCCGATCTGCTACAATACACACATCAGCAACCAACCCACCCATGGCAACCGCAACCATCGACGGCGTTCAATTCAAGGTCACCCGCCTGCCCATCGCCCATGGCACTGCCGCTAACCGTTGGACCGATCGCATCAAAGGCGGATCCTCCCGCGTTCGCACTGGCGCAGGTTCCCGCTCCGTTCACCAGAGCACCAAGGCATCTGCCCTGCAGGACGTGCGCTGAGGGCATTCGTTCGTGGACAGCAGTTGGGGGGCGTTGTGCCCCCTTTTTTATGGGGTGGCGTTCTTGTATATTAAAAACGCATAGGATCCCCTAATCTATAAAGTGTTACGATCGCGCCCTATCTCTAAAACCACAAAGAATTACCAAGGGACATAAAAAAATTTTTCGCTATATAAAAGACAGAAAAAGGTTTTATATTCTGCGAGATGAAAAAAAATTCCGGAGGAAATTCAAAACCCGTACAGGTCGATCCAGTAACGGGCGAATACTTTTTAATTATCCCTGAGTGGGTGGTAAACGAGCTCTCATGGTATGAAGATACTGAGATTGAGTTTGCCGTTGAGGGCGATGAAGTAATTCTCAGAGAGCAAGACTAGTAGAGAGAACCGCTCAAAGGATTCAATTGACAACTCATACATAATATTGTATGATACTGAAGTAATTACACTCTATTATGGCTAAAGGATTTACTGTAAAAGCAAAGAGTCCCATGCCGACTCGGACTGAACCCGAGTGGGACTATGATAAAGCAAAAGAAATGGTAAGAGGCAAGACCATCGTGTTTTGTCTTCCAGGGAGAGGAGTTTCTTACACATATTTGAAGAACTTCGTACAACTCTGTTTTGATCTTGTACAGGCAGGTGCTAGCATTCAAATCTCCCAAGATTATAGTTCCATGGTGAACTTTGCACGTTGCAAGTGCCTTGGTGCTAATGTTCTCCGTGGACCCGATCAAAAACCTTGGGACGGAAAACTCAAGTATGATTGGCAACTGTGGATTGATAGTGATATTGTTTTCAATAGTGAAAAGTTCTGGCAACTGGTTCTGATGGATCAAGACATTGCTGCTGGATGGTATTGCACCGAAGACGGTCACACTACCTCGGTTGCTCACTGGTTGGAAGAAGATGATTTCCGTAACAATGGTGGTGTTATGAACCACGAAACCCTTGATAGTATTCAGAAGCGTCGTAAACCCTTCACTGTTGATTACACTGGTTTTGGATGGTTACTCATTAAGAACGGTGTGTTTGAACATGATGAAATTAAGTATCCCTGGTTTGCTCCGAAGATGCAAGTCTTTGAATCTGGTGAAGTTCAGGACATGTGTGGAGAAGATGTAAGTTTCTGCCTGGATGCAAAAGAAGCAGGCTTTGAAATCTGGTGTGATCCTCGCATTCGCGTTGGTCACGAAAAAACAAGGGTGATTTGATACGATGGCAACGAAGTACAATATACTCTGTAATGGACGTAAAATTTACAAAGCATTGACAGAGGAAGAATACTTCGATACTATGGAGGACCTGTCCATTCAGTTTTATGAGACGGGTTCTCCACAACCAAGCGAAATTGAAACTGAAATGTACAACGATTACATGGAGATTAATTAATGGCAGCAAAAGCAAAGGGCGGTCTAAACAAAAACAGTTCTTATATTCCTGGTCCCCCTAAAAAGTCTCGTCAAGGAGCAGGTGGAGGAACTAAGTATGCCGCGTCGTCTCGCAATGGGGCACGTAAAAAGTACAGAGGGCAGGGTAAAAGTTAATGGCATACTTAAACCATAGTCTACCAGATTGGTCTTGTTATATTCGCAATGAGTTTCTGTTTAATCATCAGAAAGGGCATGGTGAAGTAACCAAATGTGACGTACACTCGGTCGCAAGTATCGAAAAAAGAGTTCCTCTATTTGAGGCATTCCTTGAAAACGGCGTGAACTGGACTCGGCGTCCTCTTCACGCTTTTTGCTGGAAACCAGATGCTCAGATTGAACCACTAGAAGATATCATGTATTGGGATTGCTTTTCCCCATACATTGATGTGCAAAAACGTGCTCGTCTTGCAGGATTACAGGCAGAATTGATTCGTCCAGACGGAAAAAAAGTTCTTGGATCTTATATGTTCACTCTTGATTGGTCTTGGGAAAACAAAGGAGTGCCAGACCTTAACTTTTCCGAGACTCCAGAACACAAATGTGCTCATTTATTTAAAGTTGAAACTGGAAACTACTATGCCTATCCAAATAATCGCATTATTTGGTACGACAATGCCTGGACTTTTAATAGAATTACCAAAAATCCCGGTTATGAGATTGATATGACCGTTTATTCGGTTGAAAATAAGAGAAAACTAGAAACATCTGATCATTATATGTACGAAATTACGGATTTGGATGAGAAATAAATAGATTTTTTATTAGAAAACCGAATTGGAACGCTTTTCTATGGGTAAACACCTTCTACTTGAGGTGTATGATGTTAACTATGACCTTATAAACAGCATCGAATCTCTTCAAAATGTTATGATTAGAGGCATTGAACGTGCCAATATGACAATTTTGAACGTTTTTTCGCATTGTTTCATTCCACAAGGGTGTACTGTAGTGATTGCACTTGCAGAAAGTCATGTTTCTTGCCATAC